GGTGTTCGTGCCGTCTGCGACCAGGCGCACCTCGACACGCGCGCCGCGCACCTTGGCGGCGGCAGGACTGAACGTCATGCCTGCGGCGATGGCGGTCTGCGGCATGTAGGCGCGGCCGGCCGAGTTCAGCGGGACGGCGGTTGCGAACGCGATGTCAGAACCGGCAGTCAGCGCATTCAGTTGCGCCGCAGATGCCGCGCTGTACACCTCGCACGCAATGCCGCCGAACGCCACTGCCTGGCCGTTGTTCGAGCTGCTGGTGCGCTTGGTCTGCGTTAGCGTGACACTGTTCGTGATCGTGAACTCGCCCGACTCAAACACCCCGGTCACCGGGTCGCGCACGAAAAACGAAACGGCGGTATCGCCGACAGCGAGGTCGCCAGCTGCAATGGCCTGCGCCACGGTGCGGCAGCCGCCAGCGGCGGCGCCAAGCGTAATCGTCGCCGCGCTAGTAACAGTAGCGCTCTGCTTTTGCAGGTCGATGATCTTCATTTGCTCTCTTCGGCGGACGATTAGGTCGGTTGGTTGCTGGTGTAGGTCAGGGCCGGGAAGTTGATGGTGTCGCCGACGTTGTTCGCCAGCTCGCCGGTTTCGTCGGTGACCCACAGCACTTTTGCACTGCCGTCGGTGAAGACGAAGTGGTGGTTTTCGCCTGTGCCGTTGGCGGCGGCGGTGGCGGTCGCGCTCTTGGCCGCGGTGGTCAGCGTGCGGTTGCTGCCCGTGCTTGCCAGCGTATAGTCGGCGCTCGTCATAGTGGCGGTAGCCAAGGCATTGCCGGTTACGGTTGCGTAGCTGTCGCCGGCCGCATAGTTCTTCACCAGGATCATCTTGGTCGCGCCGTTCTTGATCGCGTTCAGCCCGCCGTCCAGGACGTCGCTATGCACCCACTTGGCCATGTTTGTTCTCTCATTGCTCAGCGAGCCGCGCTTCGATAAACGAAAGCAGCTCGTCGTCGGACTTGCCGACTATGTCTTCAGGGAAGATCGCCACCCGCCCATCGACGGGGATGATCACAGCGCCCGGCGCCGCGGCCTCGGCGCGCACGTTGGCGATCAAGGCAGCGTCGGCGGGGCTCATGGGTTATTTCTTTCCGCGAGTTGATTTCGCTTGCGGCGCGGGCTCGGCGGCCGTCCGGACTTCAGCCTCGACGGCAACAACTGCCGGCGCCGAGACTTCCGATCGGTAGCGCGCGGCGCCGCAGTCTTCAACCAGGTGCTTCGCGAACTCGGCGCTGGTGCGCAGCACATCGCCAGAATTCAGTACGCCATACTGGTGCGTGATGACTTGGCCGAGGATTTCGACTTCAACCATAGATTTCTCCGCTGATGGGGCAAGCGCTTCCGCCTGCCCCTAGACCGATTAGGCCGGGACCAGGTCGCCGTAGCGGGCGGCGGCCGGCTTCTCGACGGTCAGCGCCAAGCGACGCATTGCGCGGACGGTCACCAGGCCGAGCTGGAAGTTGTTCTCGTCCGAGTCCGACAGGTCGACCACGATGCCTTCGCGGTTGTGCAGGGTTGCAGCTTGCGACAGCGAGCCCACCCACACTTTGCCCACCAGCATGGCGTTCGAAGCCACGACCGGGCGGCCGAACAGGGTTGGCACGCCTGGCAGTGCCGGATCGCCCAGCAGGTAGCGTCCTTGGCTGTCTTTCGCCAGGCGCATGGACCACCAGTCGCCGGTGTTCACGATCACGACGTCCGCTGGGTAGTCGTTCAGCGCGCAGTCGCCGATCATCTTGCCGATCAGGTCGAAACGGTTGGTAGCCGACAGACCGGCGCCGGTCAGCGTCGCCGCGGTGTAACCGTGTGCAGTGAAGTTGCCGGCGTTGGTCAGGCCGGACAGATTCGGGTTCGTGCCGTTGCCGCCGATCAGTTGGGTTTCGACGCGCATATTCACGCCGTAGACCATGCGGCGGTTGATGAACGCAGCCATGGCGGCGTTGTCCATCGACAGCTGGCGGGTGATCTTGATGAAGTGGCCGACGTTCTGCACCGGCATGGTCGCGTTGGCGAAGGTGATGCTGGTCTGCGGCAGCTGCAGGCCTTCGGCGACTTCAGCGGCATTGTTGGTGAAGACATTCTCGCGCACCCAGTCGATCGCGTTCGCGCTGGTCGGAATCGAGGTCAGAAGGTCTTCGATGGTGAAGACGCGGAAGGCTCCCTCGACCAGGCCGGGGCGGCGCTCGCTGAAGGTGTTGGCGATGGCGTTGGTGACGGTATTCTTCACTTCCATCGACACGCGGCCGAATTGGGTGGAGGCGCCGGCACCGAGGATGCCCTTGTACTGCGTGCCTTGCACGAACTGCGCGCCGATGGACTGGTCCACCGGGGCTTGGTCGGGCTGCGCGGAGGCCTTTTGCTCGACCGCCAGCAGGCGCTCAGCCAGCGTGCGCTGCTCGACGCCGATGGCTTCGATTGCGGCCTTGGTCTCCTGCGAGACTTTACCCAGGGTTGCCATTTCGCCGTCCGCTTTTGCGGACATGGCGGTCAGTTTTGCCTCGACACCATCGAGGGCTTTCATGATCAGATCGGACATTGCTTTCCTTTGGTCGTAAAAAAAGCCGCTCGCGGCGGCTTAATGTGGTTGTGATGCGGGTTTATTGGCAGATTCGCACGATACGAGCGACGATTTCGCTCTCGGCGCGCTTCACTTCGTCGTTGTCGCCTGCATCCCGCAGGGTGAACAGCGCCTTGGCGCGGGCGGTCAGTGCCTGGGCCGCCCCTTTGCTGAAATTCCCCGCATCCCGCAGGAAATTCTCAAAATCTCGGATGGTCTCGATTTCCGCCATCTCGTCGGCGTATTTCACGCTCGACAGGTCGACGCGGGCGAATTTGTCGGCCGGGAAGGTCACGATCGACGTCTCAGCCAAGCGCGCGACCTTGTTAATCGTCCGGCCGGCGGGCGTGTCTTCGTAATCGCCCTTGCGCAGCGAATAGCCGATGCTCATCGAATCGACGGTGCCGTGCTTGAGGGCTGCTTTTACCTCTGCCGCGAGGGAGTTCCCTGGAGTGAACTCGCCAGTCAGCAGCAGGCCGTAATCGTCTTCTTCCGCCTTGACCCATTTACCGATCGGGACCGAACTCGAGTCGTGGTTGAAGAACATTTTTGGCAGCCCGTTGACCTTCAGTGTCTCGGCGTACGCACCCTTGACGATGGTGTCACCGTACGAATCGACGTTTCCGAAGGTCGACGCGTAGCCGACAAAGGTCGAATCGTCGCTCTCAAGCTTGAACTGGGCGTCTGCTAGTAGCAGGGACTTGCGTTCCATGTGTTTTCCTCCGCTATTGAGCGATATCGGCGCCGGATCCGCCCGATGCTGTCGTTTTGCCGAGCATGTCGAGCGGGACCAGGTTACTTTGTGCCGTCAGCACGTTGGTGCCGTCGATGTATGGCCAGCCTTCTAGCTGACGGACCTCAGCACGTGTAACAAGGCCGTTTTGCACCTGTTTTGCGTAGATTTCAGCACGATCCTTGGGATTTGCTCGCATTAGGGCGTCAAAACTCATCTCGATCGCCATCGAAGCACGCTGTCGAGGGGTCAAAACGCGCTTTTTCACCGCCTGCTCGATGTTGATGAGCACCGGTCGGATTGCAGTGGTATAGAAGCCCTGCACCAATTGCTCGATTCCCGATCCCCATGCCGTCACATTTGAGTGGTGCACGAGCACCGGCGGCACGTCAAACCACTGGCAAATCTGCTCGACGCTGAATTTTCGCGTCTCCAACAGCTGCTGGTCAGCCGGCGACATGCTCAGCTGCTCGTATTTCATGTTCGCTTCAAGGACGTACAGGCGCGCTGTGCTGCCGGCGGCCATTTCGGCGAACCGTTCCTGCACTGCCTTGCGTTGATCTGGGCTGAGAACCTTATCGAGCATCAGGACGCCGGTAGGCTTGCCGCCAGACCCGAAAATCTTCGACGCTGCGCCCTGCGCCTTTGCTGCCTCGTCCAAGGTGCTGCGCATGAAGTCCAGCTTCGCCAGGCCGGTTGTCCCGTTGCCCAAATTCTTTAGGTGCAGGACGTTACTGTCGGCCAGAACTGCCACATCGTTGTCGAAGGTGTACTTGTAGACCATCGAGCCGTCAGGAAGCACGACAGGCTCGACCTGATCGGCCGGCATTGGCCACATCGCGACCGCCTCGCCATTGTCATCGCGGTCAATCCTGGCGTACGCATTGCCGCGCAGGTCGTGATTCATCATCATCGCGCGCCAGAACTCGAAAGGCGTCATGCGACTATTCGGGCTGTCGTGCAGGATCGCGTAAAGGCGACTCGTGCGAGCGAGCTGCTTTTCCCCGTTGACCTGCTTGTATGCGAAGAACGGCAGGCTGGCGACGGTCGTTGCGCGACGGTCAATGCAGGCCCAAACCGTGCTGATCTGCAGGGCGCCGTCCACGCCGACACTCGAGGTATCGGGAATCAGTGGCGCGCCGGGGATCGACTGCTGCGTACCGCTTGCCTCGGCGATCGCGCCGCCGCGGCCCCACCAGGTGCGGAAAGAGTTGAACAGATTCATGCGCTGATGGGTGCGTTAAGAAAGTCGTTGATATTCCCCGAGCCTGCAGGGTTGAGCGCCATGAGGGACACCGCGCTGAACGCCGACATAAGCGGGTCGATCTTGGCCTTACCAGAGGCCTGCTTGGTGATCAGGATGGCGTTGCCCTTGTCCTCGACCCGGGCGTTACCGACACACCAATTCATCATCGGGCGCCCGCCGTGCAGGAGCTCCCGGCCGGCGACCTTGCGCTCGGTGGTCTTGATCGCGCCGTTCAGGCGGTAGCCCTGCGAAATCGCGACGATCTGCTCCATCGTGATGCCGCGCGCGTCCGTGATCAGCTCGTCCACGACATCACCAATACCGGCAGCGTCAACGCCAATACCCTTCTGCTCAGGCAGCAGGCCGCTGTCACGCACTTGGCAGATCACATTGCAAACGCCCGTTACGTCATCACCTGGCTGGTCGACGATCGTAAGGTCTCCCTCTCGCTGGAAGTCCAGCAGCCGCGGCGCAATCTCTTTACGCCGCTCGAGGGCGATTTTGTGAGCCCAGGCGTGGCACCAGAGAAGCCACTTACCGGTTTCGCGTTCACGCCCCAGCACGGACAGGCCTAGCAAGTCATCCAGACCGCCGCCGTCGATACCGACTACCGCAACTTCGCAGCGCTCGAGCAGCGAATCCAGCGTGATCGACCGATCTACGGCGCCTTCCCAGAAGTCAGCGCCGGCCCAACGGTCAGAACGCAGGTTCAGCCCGATCTCGACATTCAGGTGCTTCGCTAGGAACTCTTTAAATTCCTGCTCGCCGCCCTCTTTCGCCTGGCTATGCAACTGGGTGATGCGCTCGATATCGACCGAGGCGCCCCAGTTTGGGTTCGTCACGTAGGCGTTATTGAGGTCTTCGTATGCCCTGCTTTCCAGCATCGCCGGCGGGAATTCGTAAATCACCGGCAGGAACTTACGATCTGCCACACGCCCGTCGCGCACCTTTCGCGCATAGTCCAGCTTCGCTTTGAACACGCCGGCCGGCGGTTCGTTTGACTGCGTCGTCGCGTAGATGACGAAGCCTTCTGGACGCGATGCTAGACCACCTGTCGCTTCTAGCAGCATGTTAGAGGCCTTGGCCTGCTTGCCGAATTCGTGCAGCTCGTCGACGAAGACGAACGATGCCTTCTTGCCCGACACGGTGTCGCTGTCTGCAGCTACGACCTTGAGGGTCGCCCCGGTCTCCAGGTGCGTGATCTGGCGAAAGTAGTCCTGGACCTTCAGGCGCGCGGACAGCTCTGGATCCGCCTTGATCATGTCGCGGATCGGCTTGTAGGAGTTGTCCGCGATCTCCTTCGTAGGGCTCAAAATCAGCAGTTCTGCCGACGGGCGCCAATTCATGATCAGCGCGCACAGCATGATGGCTGCGGCGATCGTGCTCTTTGCGTTCTTCTTTGAGACCATCAGCATTATCTCGTTGATGTGGCGCCGGCCCGTCTCGGGGTCCTCTGCGCCGAACACCGCTTGGACGAACTCACGCAGCCAAGGCAGCGAAGCCTCGCCCACTGTTGGCTGGCCGGCGACGTCTACCAAGATGAAGCTGCTGCAGATTTCCCAAGCATCGGCCGCCACATCAGGGAACAGCGGCGGCAGAGGAATCAAAGACTCACGAGCTACGATTCGGCGCTCCCAGTCTGGACACGCCGTTGAGTAGTCCATGTGTCAACTCCTAATGCTTAACGGCGGCGCCTGGGCCTCTCCGTGTGGCGAACCTGCTCGACGTCTCGCCGACCGGCTTCTCTGGGGTCTTGCCGCTTTCGCCCAGCTTCTTATGCTTGAACGGCGCTGCAAGGCCGGCGGCCTTCAGTCGGAGGGCGACCGGCACTTCCGGATCGTTCATGAAGAACTCCAGCACCTCCAGCGGCGACTTGCCGACCGTCGATGCCGCAAATTCAGTCCCTTCGTTCTCGGGTTTCTTCTTCCGGCCGGCGCCAGGGCGTGCGCCGCCGCTGCGTCCTTTAACACCGGCCATTTGATTTCCTATTTGATAGAGGGGATTTTTTTGCGCGTGGGGGACTATGCGGTGTCGGTCCGTGGATCGCCTCGACTTTTCATGGCCCCTCCCCCCCCCTCAGCCTCTTGCACGCTGCTTCGCCTCACGCGCCGTCTTGGCGTCGTGACAGGGAACGCAGAGGGTTTCTTTATTGCTATCGTCGTCGCTGCCGCCGTCCCACAGTGGGATGATGTGGTCGACCGGATGGCCTACGGTGGTGCGGCCTTGCCTCTTGCACTCTTGGCACAGACCACAGTCACGCTTGCGGATGCGCTCTCGATCCTGGACGCCAGCCCACCCGCGCTTGCGCTGGACTGTGTTCGGGCGCTGAGGTGCGAGCGTAGCAATGCGATTGCCTGCCACCTGCAGGCGGGACTTCAGGGTGGTGAGCTTCATCGTTGGCGAAGGGGTAGCGGCAGAGAGGCGGCCGTCTTGTCGATCGGGTCGCCAGCCTTGGCGTAGCCCTTGTGGGCGAACAGGTCGCCGA